TTACACCTAAAGATATATTAACATATGAGAATGGCAAGGTATATCCGCTTGAATTTGCTGCGAAGTCTTTCTGAATATAATTATAAACGTCATATTCAATACCCCTTGCAGTATCTAATGCAACGTCAACCTCTTTTGTATTAATGACAAGTTTACTGTCTTCTTGTGTGTATTGTGGTGTGCTATAATGCTGTCTTGTTACCGCACCTGCTTGTATCCAAGATTTTTTATTATCGGGAGTCTGACGTAAATCGAATCCCGCCTGACGAAACGCATTTAAATATGCTTGCCCACTATCCGTATTACCGGAAATCTGAAAATAAAAACTATTGGTTTCCAATGGTGCTTTAGGATAGCCACTATTATCATACGGTAATGAATTAGAAGGAAAATCTGTTGCTTTTAATGTGACTTCTCTTGGGTCAATTTTACCTGCAACGGTATATACATATTCAGTTATGTTAATAAATGGTTCAGGAATACCAATTAATAAAAACATCGCTTTAATTGCTTCTCTTGTACCTTTGGATTTCCAGAAATAATTGGTATTTAATAATATTCTTCTCCAAAGTTCAATATTAATTTCGGCAGGAAGTAAATCTGTGTTTAAATTTCTTTCGGTATCTTCGATAGTTAAGAAACTATTAACTAATTCCCCCTCATTAACCAATGTGAAATAATCCCAGCCAAATGTTCTTGCTAAATTGCTTACCAGTTGGTCGGGTATGTTGTTAATTTTATCGTAAGTTACTGTATTAATATTAACCAATGAATCAATAAATTTCCTCATTTGGTCAAATTCCCAACCATAAACTCTCAGAAGTTTTGTCATTTTGCCTTGTTCGGTAAGGTCATATGTTTTTATCGAAACCGGAGTTAAGAATCTTGCAATTAAATCAGTTTTAACGCTATCGTATTTTGCACCGATAGTCAGCATCGAATCTAAGAATTTCTGGTATGAACTATTAGTAAAATCAATATTATATCCATCACTTGTAGTCCACAACTTTGTTGTATTAGCATAAACAATATTACCGTCATCAAGAAGTGTTGGGTCGTTTATTTTGAATTGAAATCCGCTTGTTCCTTCTCTTTGTGCGACAATATATTGTTCATAATTGGTTAGCAATGCTCGGAATTCTTCAAATATAAAATTACTGGGTTTAATATGAAAGTCGAAACTACCTGTTGTTGCCCCACTATTAAAAGGAAATGGATTACCAAATGTTTTTACTCTAATATAAGGAACGCCATTTGTGTCACCAGTGAAACCAATAACATAATATGAATTATCTTGGTTATATTTTGACCAGACAGTATATTTTTCATAAGAAATGTTCAGATTTCTAAGTTCCATATTATCGGGTTTACTTACATTACCCTGATTGAAAACCAAGCCGAATTTATTGTCAATATATGCTGATGATACTTTAAATGTTGAGACATCATTTACAACGTCATAATAAAAATCATAAACTGTTTGATTACCACCGGGAGTTGTGTTTGAATTCGCAAAAAGACTTCCGGGATATTTTAAAATAATCTCTTGTATCGAAACTCTGAAAAATTCATAGGTACTCCCAAACCTAACATATGTGTTTAAATTAGATTTATCTAAATTAAGCACTACATTTGTTTGATATTCATAAAGTACTGCAGATTGTGTATCATTAACACCAAGACTTTCCAAAGTAATTGGGAGAACAAAAGAACTTAATGTATTGGTGTAGTTAATTGGTATTCTACCACCAAAATTAGATGTGACGGCAAATCTACCAAACTGAAAAATAGTTTCAGATGCCGTATTATTAAAATTAGTACCATTTAAATTTTGGTCAAGTCCTGTACCAACTACTTTTACTTTTGCCACAAGTTTTACGTTTTACTATAAATACGACAAAAAAAAATCCCAATTCATCTCGTTGGGATATTTTATGTTTGATTTTATATTGAAATTATTACAGACCATCGGTCACAGCATTAAAATTCTGTGTTTCGTCAATATTCGTTCTTATTTGTTTTACTTCGTATAATGGAACATCGGTCACATCATCCTTAATTTCAAACAAATTAAATTGGTTGGTAATTATATTATTAGCATCGTAATATGATAATATACCTCTCTGAACATCCTTAACCTGATTACCAGCAAGAATATTTGCAAGCGTATTAATAGTATTCTGAACTAAATCCACTTCAATCACAAGTGGTGAAAAAAATGTATTAGATAATATGATTGTTTGCCCAGGATTTCCGATAAACGGCAATACGTTCGGCTTAACATCCGATGAACTGCTTGGAGTTAATTGTAAGAATAATAGTGAACCAGAATCATCAAAACGATATCTAATTGCTTTCTGACTGGTGTTACCAACGTTTTCACTTATCGGAACAACGATGTTTGATGTTGCAACATATCTAACAACATTTCTCAACTTATTAACACCATCAATATATTCAATCCTATATCCCTGTAAAGCATTATTTGTTCGCAAATTAGTTGGCAGTGAGTTTATATCTAATACTATTCCTTTAACACTTGGTAATGATGATAGAACACTACAATCAATAATAACTGTAGTTGTTGTTTTTGGCTTTATATAGATTGTATAAATTCCTAATTGATTAAATATTGTGGCAGGTAATTTAAGATTATACATGCCTTCCAAAAGATTTTCGTTTCCAGCTATTTGTTCGGTAGTCGGAAGATAATTATATGTCAACATATCACCAGAAGTTAATGGAAAAAACTCATAAGGGGGAGGTATTTCCCTACTTGGGACATAATTATAATACATGCTGATATCATTGATATCTACGTCCGCACTACGAACCACGCCATAAACACCTATCGCCATCTTAAATATTTATTAATTCTTCTTTAGTTATTGAACATTTTGTTCTCTTAACAACATTATCTCTCCAAGGTATAAATACAAGATTTTTTAAACTTGCAATTATTTCTGGTTTAACGTCATTTTTAAATCCCTCAAAAATCGAATATTTGTGGTCTAAACAATATGCACCGTCAATTCCCGAAACACCCCTTTTTTCATAATTTTCCAATAAACTAATTGGTTGTTTATTGGTTAATTTAACAACCATCAATCTATATTTTTTACATTCGGGTAAGTTTTTTAAATATGTGTTATATTCAACACCTGTACGTTTAACTAAACCTACAGAAACTCCCTCACTAACAGTTCTTCTATAATTAACAGTAGTTAAATATTTATCTAAATATGAAGCACTAATATTCAATAATTTACTAATTTCTTTAGCACCTTTATATTCAAACAAATATAAATTACGTATTTCATTTCTTTGTTTTTCACTTAGTATAATTTTAACACCATTACTTTTCCCTTTTCTTAATACGTGTTCTCTTTTTAAAATTCTTTTAATTGGAGTGTTACTAATATTCAATATTTCGCCTATTTTCCTTGTGCTTAGACCATCAATCAAATAATAGGTTTTGATTTTATTAACTTCAATATCAGAAAATTCTATCCTCATGTGTTATTAACTATATTAAAGAAATTACCGCCAGCATATGTTTCCAAATCAACCAAATTAGTAATATATTCGAGTCTGTAATTTTTATCAAATGCCGATAATTCTTGTCTTATTATAAATACGTCATCATAAATTTTTGGGTTACTTATAATGTTTTCTTTATTCATATCTTTATATATCGGTTTATTAATGAAATTAGCGTCAATAAATCCCTGACCGATAAAACTAAATGTTGTCCCTGATGCAATACCAGACAAAATATCAACATATCTTATGCCACCGAGAAAATAAACAAACATATCACTTGTTGTCTGAGCCAAGTCAACACCATCAGTTGTAAGATTACCACCCGTTACATATATTTGTGCTGTTGTACCGGAAATAACATATTTTCTTAATTCAACGAGTCTGCTTGATGATTGCCCTGTAACATTATAACTTATCGGTGTTATTGTTGTACCAGTAATATAACCAGTCGAATATCCAGTGGCTAATCCGCTTGCAGCAAGAGTTGTTCCACCTGTTATAACCCTTTCGAATATTATAATGTTTTGTGCTGTAATTGCTGAAGTAGCACCAGATAATTGAATATATTTATATGGAGTATCAAGCATATATGCATCAAAGAAACCAATATCTTCCGAATCTTGAACCAATCCAAATTTAATGTTGTATGTAACGCCAGTATTGGGGATAAGAATTTTTGTCATTGCAGTACAGCCAGTTATAAGAATACCCGTTTCCGGGTTTCTATATGAACATGGAACTGTTGCTCCGGTTGTCATTATTCGATATATTATTTTCTTTAGGTATTCCATTACACCACACTCTTTCTCAAATAAACTCTTATATCTTTTTCTGGATATTTTATTTCAAACATGCCGTTTTCTGTCGAATAAATTGTATTATTAATTATCTTAATCTCACCAGTTGTAGTGTTCGATATTTCTTGTGAAACCACATTATTCGAATAATTACCACCAACCTTATTATAAACCTTAATGCTAATGACGTTGATAACACCATTTGCTTCAAGTATCTGTCTTTGAAGTCTACCGAGAAAGATATTTTCATCCATTTCATAATTATTGACGTTAAAATAATCTCTGACAAGCGTGATAATGCTATTGGCAATCTGATTATCTGCAATGTTCTCCACATAAACATCAATATCAAACGCCAGATTAAAAATTCTACCATCATTAACTTCAATATAGTCGTTTATCATACGAAATTCTGTAAGATATTCGGTAATATTTTCTTTTAATAAAGTGTTACTCGAATTTGATAACTTTCCGTCCGAACCAATACCAAGTACTGAAATTACTACCTTATTATTCAGTTTGAATGCATTTGCACGGAATGGCGAACCAAATTTTCCTGGCATTTTGTAAATCTGTAATAAATAATCTGTAAGCGTAACATCTCTTTGCTGACCACTGAAATTATATTTAATTAATTGTCTGATTTGTTCATTAGTTAATCCATCATTACCACCAATTGCCGGAATTGGATTAATCGTTTTTAAACTTCTTTGCACGCTCTGATTATAATCTGAACGTGAACCCTGAACGGTTAATGTGTATCCACCAAGTTGTGTTAGTGTTCCCGTACCAAGATTAGAGTTAATACCACCACCAACTCTGTATCTTACAAATAACGTGTAATTCGACTTTAATTTTTCACCTAAAGCAGTGTTATTTAAGAAATTTTCGAGAAAATATCTATTGTTTACGCCTTCTTTAAGGAGTCCAGAATTAAATGCATTTACATAGGCATCACCACTGCCAAATGTGAGTTTGCAGAATCCATTTGATGTATATTCTTTTATGAATTTTTTTGTTATGTCAATCCAACGTGCTGCCTTTATGCCTTCAGTATTGTTTGAATTACTGACATTTTCAACAAAAACTCTTTGCTGTGCAAGATAATCAACCTCAAAATAATGACCAACAATACTTTTAATTGTAGAATCATACTTACCATCCATACCAGAACTAAAATCCCCAACGGGTGGATTAGTAGTATAATTAGTTCCTTCCAATAAAATAACACCATCTATTTCAATTACATTGGGGTCAGGTAATGTTAAAACAAAAAATGGTACAACATCATTTACATTAATTATTCTTTTATATATGCTTGTTGAGCCATTTGTAACCACTTCTCTCTTGGTGACATTATAACTTATTACGATACCATTAGAATTTAAATTAGGAAGAATTGAACGATTGGGGTCGCCAAGATTACTAACCGCTGAATTCCAATCAATCACATCTTGTGTTTCGAATATCTTTCCACCACCAAGTACCTGTGCGCCAGGAGCGAGCGTAGGATAATAACTGGCATCAGGTCTGTCACCAAGTACCGGAACTGTTACTGTAAAATCAACTACGGTTACTGACGGTCTTCTACCGGGAATATTAAATCCCATATTTTTAGCTATGTTCAATAAAGACGACCTTATTTGAGCATATTCTAATTGTGTTTCCTGAAATGCTCTATCGGTGTTTATACTTAAATTATTACCGACACCAGCATTTAAATCAATAAGCATTGCACCAACACTTGAATCGGTGAAGTCTGCGAGTACTTCGGGATACGCTTGTCTGATATATGCAATTAAGTCAGTTCTAATCTGTCCGAAAGTTCTGCTTCCATATTGAATTATGTTTGTTGTTGTATCTGTTGCCATATTTTATATTTTAAAAGTTTAAATCTACCTCACCATTTTCCGAAAAATTGTCTTCGGTATATGTAAATTGAATTGTTATATTTAGTTGATTCTCGGAAATCGGTTGACCGTTATCATCGACATTCCAATTAAAATTTATTTTATTGATTTTAAGATTTGGAATATATGCCGATACAGTATTTTTTATTTCTTGTTCGACATCACCAGCAGTTAGATTATCATTGGGTTCAAAAATAAATTTCAATAAGTTCGTACCATAATTGGGTTCATAATATCTTTCTCCTTTTTGTGTGAGCAACAATAATAACAAGTCAGAACTAAGTGCTTCTTTAGTCACCTGAGTCATTAAAAAATATGTATTGGTACTCAAATTATCGTTCAGAGGAAATTTGATATTGTATGTTATCATATATTAGATTTTCTATAAATACTCATAAACAAAAAAATCCCGACATTTGATTGTCGGGATTTCTCTTAATTAATTATTAATTATACTTCCACACCCTTTTTCTTACCACGCTTGCCTTTTTTTGCTGTCTTTTCTTCGTCTTCTTTCTGCTTTTTACTATCGTAAAGACTTTTATAGGACTCATGCAATTGAATAATCGGTTGCTGTCCATATTTCTGTAAAACACCAGTATGCGTGTTAAAATCTTCAGATTCTTTTGATAAAATATCATTTTCATTAATACCAACACCAGCAAGGCACTCATCAATTGCCAATCTTTGCATGTCTTTAGGTAATTCGCAAAAAATCGATTCATTGATAATTACCGCAAAGTTTTTGCCTTCAGTCATTGCTTCCACAATATCATTGGATTTAAATAGTTTGCAGGGTTTTTTCTTTTGCTTGTCATCGCAATATACCTCAATTTCAACCCATTGTGGAATTGTTGTTTTCTCACGCACTTCTTCAAAGAGAAGTTTTACATCATCGGATGCACTTACAATTTTCGCCATAAATTTTAATTGTTTTTAATTGTTAATAATACTACTATATTTATTTTTGATTTTTTCTATTTCAATAAAAAGTTCACCGTTGACTTCTTTCTCCTTGTCAAAAGTATCTTCAAGAGTTTTGATGAAATCCCTCACATCATATAGACTTAACATCAGTGCTTCGTCAAAATCTTTGAGCAATGCTATTTGTTGCAAAGCTAAGTCTTTTTCTTTGATTTCCAGCATCTTTTTCTCATAATCTGCTTTTATTGTTGCTGCTTCTTCTTCTGTAACCGTTTTTATTTCTCCGTTTTCATTTGCCTTTTCAATTGCGTTCCAAAGTGCATTTGATGTTGCGGGATTTTCTGCAAGTTTATTGACTTCAATAATTTTTTTTGCTGCTTCGGAGTTAAAATCTCCGGTCTCTACTGATTTTTTTAGATTTTCTAAAAATGGTGATAATGCCATAATAATTAATTTTAATGTATGCCAACGCTTTCCATTTCAATTCCATCAAATTTCAGAACCTCATGAGTATCGTTGTAATTTATTCTTTTTATATATTTAATAACTCCAAATCCATGTAATTGACCATATTCATCCTTAATATAGACTTCCTTAATATCACAAATTTCTTTGAATATATCTGAATCTTCCAAAACATCCGATGTCCGGAACTTCTTAGGGATAAAAAATTCCAACTGACGATATTCGAAACCAATTTTTTTTACGTGTAGAAATTCCGAAAGTTGTTCGATTTTATTCACGCATTCTTTATTATCTCGTTCAATTTTAAGTGGGAACTCAAAAGATTTTACTACTGTAACTTCAAACTCAGTATTTTCAACCTTTGCTCTTTCAATGGCTTCATAAAACTTTGCCATACCCGCCTCAATTGGTTTATTGTTAAAGATGTATAATAATTCATAATCATCATCCTTAGTGCGTCTTTCCTCATACTCTTTAAGTAGTACTTCTGCAATAGTCTTACCAGCATTTTTATGCTTCTCATCGTAGAAGCCATAGTGTTCATGTGTTCTGCCCTGTGGGTCTTTCATGCCATATGATGTGCCATACTTATCTGCAGCAACTGCCATTTGACGTGGTGTCGCAGTTCGTATAAACTTATCGGCTTTCTTTAAAATTTCATAATAGTCTTTCACGTATTTTTCATCTGTTTTACCTGCATAGAATTTCTCCAGTACCGGATTTCTATGAAGCATTCTCTGATTTTTTTTATCCTTCTCATTTAAATCATTTGGGTCTGCTTTGAGAATTTCTTGTTCAGTATTATATAATGCAATGCTGATATTTATCAAGGTAGTGTGAATCTTGATATAACACCAAAAATATATTCTTTTAAGGAAATTTATCATACCTTGCGAAACAGTTTAGAAATATCATTTGGTATTTCTCTTTTCATACTCCATTGTGAACCAAATGTTCCGGGATTTTCAACATATTTTTCCTTATTACGTGTTTCAACTTCATCTGGTGATACTCTGCAGAAAATAACATCAATATCATCTTGAAAACTTTCTCTTGAAATTATTCCAAGCATTTGCATTCTCGATAATCTCTGCAATGATGTGGTTGAGGCTATGTATGCATCCATTCTTTTTGTTAAACTGACAACACCTTTTGAAATTCTCTCGAATTGCTTGATTTTCTTATATAATTCTTTTTCAAAAAGAAATACATACGCCTTCGATAAATGATATACCGTCTTATCATAAGCAACAACATACCATTTCTTTGGTATTGGTTTTGGAGATTCGCCACGTTTATAGTTATAATCAACGGCATTATAAAAATATTTTTTATATTTATCGCTATTAATCAACTTCCATATTTCATTGAATCTTCTATTACGGGCATCATTCCATATTGATGCTGTTATTATGTTATTTTTCTCGATATATGTCATGAAAGCCGGATGACAATCCACTATATAACGCTTTGATAAGAAAGTGCTTAATCTATTTAACCACCCCTTTATTCTCGATTTTCTCAATTTTATTTTCATTGTTTATGGTTTTAAACTACTGCTAATGTTTTCATTACCGCTGCCCTATAAAACTCAGCACGTTTTTCTGTTACTGTTGCTAAATTATATTCAACTTTAAAATCCTCATATAGTTGTTCACCAAGTTGTTTACGAAGGTCTGCATCTAATATAAGTCTCTTTAAATACTTCTGCCAGTATTTTCTTGCATTTTTTTCTGCAGGAATAAGCACACAATTCTCCATATGTCTACCATGAACATTATACGGTGGAATATCACTGCAGACAATTGGAAGTTTTCTTGTCCAGCATTCAACCTGCTTAAGATTAGATTTCATTCTGTTAAATTCATTGTCTGCAAGCGGTGCTATTACGATATCGGTTTCATCAAGTACTTTTGCATAAGTATTGGCTTTCTGTGTCCATCTACGGGCAAAATTACCTTCATGTTCATATGAAACGTTTCTTTCGTAATTCATGAGCCATTGAAGATATTCTTTATCCTCGATGTTCTGGTGGTTATCGGTTAGGATGTTTTCATAAATCAAATACACACTTTCTTCCGACTTAATATCCCTCTGCTGGCTATCGAAAACCTTACCTCTGTATTTATCTCTTATTTCTTGTGATAAATTAGGTATCATATCAACATTACCTCTCGTCTTATTGATTATTTTAACATTTTGAATCGTCCATAAACCCAATTTTTGTAGTTCTGTACCAAAATCCTGATTGAAAGTAATATCAGTTGTGTTACCCTCAGTATCCCAACCAGCAATAATAATCTTGAATTTATCCCTCAATTGCCAATCGCCATATAGTACATTGAAAACGCCATCGAGTTGTTCCATATCACCCATGTGAGAAGAACCTGCAGCATAAGTTATTCTAACCCTGCCATCAGGGTCTGGTTTCCAGTTGTTTTGAAACTGTTTCATCCATAATGGGTCGATAGAATTATAGAACACACCAACATTATCTTTACCAGTTACTTTGCGAATTTCTTCTGCAAATAAATCAGTGGTTGTTGTTGCGTAATCGGCAATCTGAAGGTTTTCTATTATTGGAACGTGCATTTTCTTTTCCTGGCTAAGTGAATAGAATGGATGTTTCTTATGTAAGTTCCAGTAGTCGTCAATATCAACCATTAATATTGTTCCGGATTTTTTCAATTCTGTTGAAAGAGCAAGCATTTGCTTGGTATCTCCCAAGAATTGACGGTGATAATGTATAATATGAAATGTTTTAAGATAGTCAACTATTTTTGGGTCATTAAAATCTAATTCGGGATTTATTTCGACATAAAATTCATCCGAATGATTTCTTTGAAGTTCTTGTGCTGGTGTTGATGTACGAAAGTAATTTACTCCTGCTCCGTCCAAATTATAAAACAATATTCTTATTTTTCCGTTCATGTGTGTTTATAAATTATTATAAAATAATGTAATTTATTATAAATAGTCAAAAATACTGCAAAATCATCAAAGATGAAAGAGATTTTAAAAAAAAAGCCAACAAATAGTTGGCTTCATATCATCAAATTATATTAGGTTACTGATTCTCAACAGTTTCGGCTTCATGCGATTTTTTTACTATTCTTTTTTTTCCTATTGACGCTATTCTTGATTCCTGTTCTTCGAGGGTTTCTATTATTGGTGGAATGGCATGTGATTTAGTAGTATTCATACTATTATTTAATTCGTTATTACTTACTTCAACAACACTAATTAATTTTTTAACTCTTAATCTATGTACTGATAGAGGTAATGAACTTATTTGTAAATAAACGGTTTCACCCGGCTTTACATTTATGGTTTTTTTCTTCATTTCATCAACATATTCAATATTTAATACTGTGTTGAATTTCATATCACGCTTTCCTGCGGTATTTGTTAGGTTTGTTATTTTATAGTTTGTCATATTTTTATTATTTTAATCCTTGTACTAATTTATCGCCATGCTTAATGCCATCATAACCCATAGTCTGTGCTTTTTCGGCAATCGCCTTATTTTTAAGATTAATAGCGGGAACATTATATTGTTCACTTAATTTCTCAAAATTTATATGTGGAAACCAAATCTTCGTTAATATTTCAACGGGTTCTTGACCGTCTTTATAAGTAACTCCTAATGCATGTGTGTCAAGTAAATTTTCGAAATCAATTTCGTATTTATTAAATCCTTCCATTGGATTTAACGTGAAAAAATTTCCAATAACCGAGTTTTCTCTAATTGGCTCTCTGCGATATCCAATAACTGTCTGTTGATTTTTGCTTGGCGTTTCTGTTTGAATTCCTACATTATTTTCTTCCAATGATGCCAAAAATTCGCTATTGCTTACCCCACTGTCGGATTGATTTTCGTTATTTATAATGTCTTGTGCAACAACCTCTTCCATTTGTTGTTTTTCCTCATACTCATAAATGTCTTGTATTTTATTCAGAAGTCTGCAAGCATCTTTATGATTTAAGTCTATTTTAATTGCAGTTAACGGCAAATTATCTGTTAGGGCAAAAACATAACGATGATGTCCATCGCAGATAGTATTTTCATTATCAAGCCAAATGGGGTTCATGTCATTTGGTTTTACCTTTTCAACATCATCGGAAAAAGTAAAACCTTGTGATACATTCAAATTATTTAATTCGTCAGGACTAATTTGAATATATTCATATTTTACATCTTTCTCATCGAGTTGTTTTACTACTATATCTGCTGGTGCACTTATTTGTGGCAGATAAAATGGTTTATGTTTCATTGTTATCATATTACTGACAAATTTTTTAGTTCACATTCTAATGCTTCTTTTACAGTACCTAAAATTGAATATGGTATTTTAATTAATTTATAACCATTGTTGATGGCATAATTGATTTTAATTCTATCACATTTTTTCGTATTCGATAAAGCATTTTCGCCCCCAAAAAAATCAACCGATTTATAGTGTTGAATTCCATCGTACTCTATAAATATTTTGTGTTTGGGTAGATAAAAATCATAATATAAATTCGAAATAGATTTTAAATTATTAAATGTTATCTCACGTTCAAAATTAATGTTATGCTTTAATAAAATATTGGCAATTTGTTCTTCATTGTGTGATGCACGACATTTTCTACATCCATATCCACTTAGATGATTATGTGGTGATTGCTCAAATTTGCCGTGTTTATTACAAATAATAATTACTTTATTTTCAAATCCATCATATTTAACTAACGAATAATCAAATTTATTACCGTGTATTTCTTTTGCTCTTTTAATAAAAATTTCGTTAGTAAACTTATTTTCTTTTGAAGTTTTTTCATATTGACATTTTTTACAACCATAACCGCTTAAATGGTCATTTGGTTTTTGAATAAAAATGCCATGCTTTGGACAAATAATATTTATTTTGGTTTTACTGTTAATATAATCGACCAAAGAATAATCATACTCACCATTGTGAATATCAATTGCCTTTTTAACAAATTCTTCTTTAGTTGATTTTTTCATACCATTATTTTCTTATAAATACATCAATCTTATTTTTTTATTTCTTTATCAATAAAATCCCAGTTATATAATGGAATCCAGCCATACTGCGTATTAATTTCCAGTTTGTCTGTTGGAATTTCTTTTGTTGTTATCCATTCGAAGCCATTATTCTTATTAAATTTAGGAGATAATTGAAAGTCATCCGTCTTGGGTGTTCTCAATATAATACCTCTGCCCGAACCACCTTTCATGTCAGCATAATATTTTGCAACATTGGGTTTACTCGTGAACGAAATAAACGGCTCATTATTTCCTGCGCCATTAATTTTCATTCTGCCGTCACGTTGCATACTAAACCCTGCGCCATCATATGTTCCATGATATACGTAATCGTCTTCGGCAACAAAATTCTGAATCTCTTCTTTAATTATATCGACTAACTTATTTTCGGTTTCAAGTAGACTTAATTTACCGTTGTCAGCCAAATAAATATTGAGAGTTACACCTTCGGGAATTTGATTTCTAATACCTTCGTATGCTTCAATGTCCGTATCTCGGTCTTCATAAACACTAATTTCCTGTAAATCCGGTAATGCAGATACATATCTCAATAATTTTACCCCTTTATTACCCTCTGCACGTTTCATATCAAGTTTATCAACCTGAATATGGTTTATATTAAGAACTGACTGAACTTGCAGACGCAATTTTTCCATTCGTGATGTTAATATAACGACATAAGTGTTTGGTGCATTTATTTCTTTTTGAAGTTCAGCCAATACACTTGGAAATGGCTTAATGTCAAAAACATCCAAATCCAAACTCTCTGGTCTTCCCCACCAGCCAAGATATGGATATGGCTTGCCCTTTTTCTCCGACCATTCAACCTTTCCGGTTTCAGGCATCGGAGAATCTATAAGAGTACCATCAAAATCGAATATAACTAACCTCTTAATCATATTTAAACCTCAACAATATTTAAACTAAAACATTTGGTAAAATTATCGTAATACATTACTTCATTTTCTTTTATCATTTCAACCCAACCCTGTTCTTTAGTCAAGTCATTATAGATGTGTTTAATTAAAACATCATGTTTTACTAAATACGCTTTTTTTTCTTTAGTATCACCTGCACCAATAAATGGTACTCTCCCATATTCAAAATGTTGCTCAAGAAAACGATATATTTCAAGTGGTGTTATCCAAATATATCTATAGCCAGTAATAAAAACCCAATATTTGGCTTTGGTTTTAGATAGTGCCGATAATTTATTGTTCATCTCAACCTCGATAACTAAATTACCAGTATAGTTGGTTTCGTAATCATTTTTTACTTCAATACCTTCATTTATTTCGGGTATAAAAATATCCCAATCACTATTTGCCTTACCAATATTATCGATATATGCTTTTGGGTATTTCAGCAATATTTTCTTTAGGATTTCTTCTTCTCCAATATCGCCTGCTTTTTTTGATTCAGTGTATTCCATAAAAATTTATTTATATTTAACTTCAGTTATTTTTCCAGTTATTAATAGCGGTTTTTGTATTTTCTTCCAATCGGTTAAGTTATTTGACATCATTGGTTTACCGCCTTCTTGTCTATTCACAGCAATAGTGATGTGCGCTTTAGCATTTCTACTATCAAATCCACTGACACCAACAGCCATCACCTTATCATCAATTGCAACGTCTTCCACAGTTAATCGAACTGACAATCCCAGGAATTTTTGATATTCTGGGTCGATTTCACCCATATTTATAGTCATATGATGTGCAATGGTTTCCCAACCATCAGGTATCATTGAACTAAATCGTTCGAGCAATCTTGAGCGTGATTTTTCATCTAATACCACTGCGGTATATGCAATGTTTTGTTGCTGATATAATTCATCAAGACTTTTTGATGTACCCACACCTGCATTCATATATAATTCAGTTATTGAACCAAAATATATCTTATAAAAATCATATTGAGGATTTTTCTCTTTAAGTGCACGTAATATGTATTTAGTATTTTCCAAATTATCATAATTTCGTCCGGCATATTCTGCAGTTGAGTCACTTAATCCAAAACCATTACTTTCACCATTTCTATGTAACAACACAAAGTCTTCATCATTATCATATATATCCATGTTCGTTCTTGCCAGACGTAATGAGAATGCCATCGTACCGTGATTAAACCAGCCATTTTCTTGTGCAACATATAAATTTCCCTCTGCATCACCAATTGCCCTTGCATTTTTATCAAAATTAGTTAAGGATTTTGGATTTTTAAATACGGGAATTTTAAATCGATTACCTTTGTCATCTTTACCAGTAATATATCCATAGGGTGTCTCAAGTTCAGTTTGTACATCAGCCATTGCTTTAACATCAGCATTTGTGTCGGGAATACCGAATTTTACGGCATATTTACTACCAACGCCTTCTTTAACATTATTTTGACCCGTCAAATTTAGTAAATCTTCTCGATTATTCCTAACTTTATTAGCATAAACTTTCAACAATAATGATTTTTGCATATCACCAATTGCCTTACCTTGTAAACCAATACCAGTTAAATCATTACCATTAACTGCTAATTCATTAACAGTCTTTGGATATTTACCTTGAAGTAATTCTTGTGCTGCACTTTTAACAACATTTGGTAGTATCTGGCTTTCCAGTGATTGCGGTGAAGTCACATACATATTATGAGCAACCGAGCGTGCTTCAATCAAACTTGTTGCTTCACCGCTATCAAAAGCCATTTCAAGTGCTTTGATTTCCTTAAACGTATCAATATCTCCCTTGAGATTAGTTTTGTAAAATGCAGCGGGATTCTCCATAATTCCGTTTGTCATTAAAAATATGAATTCACCCATTGTTCTGACATTGGCAAAATCTCTGCGACCAATCATTGACGGCTTCAAGTCGTTTCCAAATATTTGTGCAAACAAACCAGTGTTAATAAGTAATTCCACACCTGTCAATATGTCGCCCTTTTTGATTATTTTATCAAATTCTGTCAAAATTCTCTCCGGTGCAATTTCCTTTACTCTACCAGCATTGTCTTGAATCATCTTCATTGTCTCCGGCTCAATTTCAAAACCAAAGCGTGAAGCAAACTGTACTGCACGTAACATTCTCAATGGGTCATCGCTAAATGCTTGTGGATTAACTATACGAATAATTTTGTTTTTTAAATCTTCTTGTCCATTGAAAGGGTCAACAATATTACCATCAGTATCTTTAGCAATAGCATTGATTGTAAAATCTCTACGTTCCAAATCTTTTTCTATTGGTAACGCATGGTCGGAAGTCACATCAAATGCTTTATGCCCAGCATCACCTGTTGGCTTTTCAGTACGTGGAATAGCAATGTCAATTTCCTCTGTTGCACCCTTTGGTTTGAACTTCAATACACCAAATGACTTACCAACGGCATCCACACGACCATACTTAGAAAGCAGTTGTTCGAGTTCATTCATTGGAATACCACTAATAAGAACATCCAAGTCTTTGGATTGCTTACCAAGAAATTCATCTCGGACAGCACCGCCAACGCTGAATATTTTACCACCAAGCCGTTCTACTTCCTGCTTAAAGGGTAGGTTTTGTAATGACATTATTTCTGCTTCATTTATTACGTTCTCATCAATATTTGCCGAGTCTAAATCTATAACAACTTTGGCTGGGAATGATGGTATATTTAATTCTCGAAGCGCATCAAATCTATGACCACCTTCTAAAACATACGGACCTTCATCATCAACCACAACAATTAACGGATTAATTTCTTTATTATATTTTATTTGCTCTGCCAATTCTTTTGTTTTTCTTTCTTCATCCGGAGAATAATAACTTAAATTTTCCATCTGGGTAAATGATGCAAACGATACTTGTCTTATACCATCAAGTATTTCATAATTCGTCAGTGATGCTTCAATTGAACCCATGTTGGGTATTTGACTTCTGATTAATAACCCTTCGATTTCATTTCCATTTATAATTGGATATTCTTTATCTAAAACATCATTGCTAAAATTCTCAGCCTCAAAGATAGTATTTTTTTCTGAAACATCAAGTGTTTCCTGTTCATGCACAGTATCTTTCATTTTATCGAGATATTGTTCATAATCAGTATCTTGAAATATTTCGCTGGTTTCTTCGTCTGGTTCATCATATGCTTCCAAGCCGTTTATTTCATAAAAGGCATTCATTCTTTTTTTAAAGTCATCTGTAATGTCTACCTTGCCAACATAGCTACCTCTGACGGGTCTTCTATATCTAACCTCTTGTAAATATGTAAAATCACCTATTTCCCAATGAGAAATATCAACATCGGGTTTTTCTGTAATTTCATACACGTAAAAAACTCCAGGATTTTTACTGTGTTGCATAAACATCGAATACAATCCCATTAATGCACCGCCAACACTTTTACTTGCAGCTACTTCTGGTGTTTCACTTACCCAGAATGTATCATACTTATAAATCGGGTTGCCGTTATCATCAATTGCCTCATAAAATCCTTCGGGTTCAAATTCAATAGTTTCACCCATATATTTCTCAATAGCACGATAATATTTATCACCAGCACCCTCAATACTTTCATCCATATCATTAAAATCTTCCGGTTCTGGGGCACGTGGAATTTGTCTGCCATATCTATGTTGATTTCTACGAATGTACTCTTCAATGCTTGCTTCCTTATATCCCAATAATTGTCCAATTTCTCGTGCCTCATCGGGAGTTCTGTCATTTAAATAACCACCCCTTTCTATTGCAATTTTATATAGTTTCAACGCCTTGAGTCTATCACGATAAACTAATGCCATCATGGTTTTATGTGATGTCATTCTTACCGGAAACACCCCAAGATGATTTTTTTCCACAAGATTAACATTACTTGGATTCAGTTCAATGAAACACACATCTCTTTTACCGTTGATAACTGTCTTAAGAGCAATACTATCTGTGGCATCCCCGTATAAATCTTTAGCATTAATTTCTTCATTTAAACCATTTTTGGGTAATCTATACATTAACTGCATAGTCTGAAAGTCTTTATTTCTGCCTTTATTTTCAACAAATCCCAAAGACTTATACCATGCTTTTAATTTTGATTTATTTGCACCCCAAACACTATCTGGTGTTAATGTAATTATCAAATTATTATTATCAGCATAATAAAAAATTAATTTCATAGCATCATTGGCATAATCATTACCTCTGAATTGCTCATCAATGAAAATCTTATCAATTGCAATATAATGATTACCACCTTGAATTCCTCTATCCACAATACCCACTTCACCTACAACTTGACCATCATTCATTATTTTAAGTGAATCATATCCGCTTAATTTTCTCGGTATATCTAAATTTATGCTTTCATCTATTGGTTTAGATTGCTTATTAACTATTGCTGATGCAATTAAAAATGCCGCATATTCAGCACCATTTTGATATTTACCATATTCTAAAAAATGTTCCGGATTATCAGAAATTGATTTTAAATAATCATCATCAAGTACATATTCTTTCACTTTAAAAAGTGTTGGGTCATGATATGCCAATATTTCATCAGATTCAACATCACGTGAAACCCTACCAGCATCCACTTCATTTCTCGGTATTTGATATTCAATAGTATAACGCTCTTTTGGTGAGCCATAAAATCCATTATCTCCGGCATTAACTACTTTACCCCATATTGCTGTTGGTTCGCTAAATTCTTTTCCTGTTGAACGATTTAACTTAATACTCCCATCCCCTTTTATGTTATCAAAATTATCTTTATCTGTCTGATGATACAATCTAACATTACCATCTTTAATTGGTAAACTTGCTGGCTCAACAACATTATTTAAATCAAAATAATTAATCAAATAT